CTGAGAACACGTTAAAAAGATCAGAGGGCATCTCTTGTCCAGATTCCAGACGCTCTCTGACCAATGCTTTAAGTGTCATAGGTTCGACCTTTAATTTCTGGACAGGTTCGTACCCTTGACCTTGCGCAAGGTTTGCGTAATCGCTCGCCTTGTTATCTTCGTTACGACCAAAGGAAACAGTAATCTCATTTTTAATAAGATCACCCAGGCCGTTCTCTCGAAGCCATGTGTAGGCTGCTTCTTTATTTGCTATAGATATAGAAGCACCATAAACTGGTTTTACTTCAACAGAAGATCCATCAGCTAGTTTCAATGTAGAGATATTCATCTCTTGCATCATGGTAGGTATAACCTCACCAGAAACTAATTCGATATGTCTCTTCAATTCTTTTAATTCTTTTTCTTTTTGTTCAAGATCGTCCTCTAATGATTTTAGTTTTACGACTTGATCTGACAAAGATTTTGCATCGTTAACAGAATTCAAATCTTCTCGTTGGTCTTTTTCAAAATCAATACTACTCATTTACTTCTCCTTTCTCATATAAATTAATTGCTATAGGATAATATTTTCTTTCTTGTTTATCCCACTTCAATAAGTTGTATTTACCGTTTGTAATATCAGATACAATAGAACATGCAACACCTATGATAGCAGGGTCACCTGTTAATAATAAATAATCATCAGGTCTAAAATCTTTTAATAGTTTTCTTAATTTAAAAATTAATGGACCTGGTGAAAAAATTATTTGTGAAAGTTCTGGTAACAATGATATTACATCACCGTACTTTGTTGCACCTACAATATTTATTTTAGGTGTTCCAGCTTTTGTACCAGGTACTTCTTGTACTAAATAAACTTTTCTTTCTGACATTATTGACAAACAATATAATTATGTTTATATTGTTGTCAACTAGAAAGAAGAAAAATTATGAATTATAAATTTAAGACAGAGCCTTATGCTCATCAAATTAAGGCATTAGAAATGTCATGGGATAAACCATACTTTGCATATTTTATGGAGATGGGTACCGGTAAATCAAAAGTATTAATAGATAATATATCTATGCTTTATGACAATGGTAAGATCAATGGTGTTCTAATTGTGGCACCAAAAGGTGTTGTAAAAAATTGGTACGAAGGTGAGATACCTACACACATAGTTGATCACATAGATTATAAATCTGTTTTATGGCAACCTTTAATTACAAAAAAACAAACTGCTGCACTAGATGGTTTGTTTGAAACAGGTGAGGATCTTCATATATTAATTATGAATGTAGAAGCATTGTCTACACAAAAAGGTTATGACTTTGCACAAAAATTTTTATTCTCTCATAGAACTTTGATGGCTATCGATGAGTCAACAACTATAAAAAATCCAGAAGCTAAACGTACAAAAAATATTTGTAAGCTAGGTCTTGCCTCTAGATATAATAGAATTCTTACTGGATCTCCTGTAACAAAATCACCACTAGATTTATACAAACAATGTGAGTTTTTAACTCCTGGTCTATTGGGACATGAGTCTTACTACACATTCAGAACTAGATACGCTATCATGAGAACAGCAAACTTTAGTGGCAGATCTGTACAGATAGTTGTAGGTTATAAAAATTTAGATGAGCTATCACAAAAATTAAAAGCATTTTCTTATCGTGTATTAAAAGATGAGTGTCTTGATCTACCAAAGAAAACATTTATGAAACGTGTTGTGGCTCTCACACCAGATCAATTAAAAGTATACAAAGAGATGAGCAGACTAGCCCTAGCTAGTTTCAATGGCAAGATGATGACCACAGCTACGGTCTTGACTCAGCTAATGAGGCTACAACAGATAACTTGTGGTAATTTTACAGCAGACGATGGTACAATGCAGGAGCTGCCAACAAATAGATTGCCAGAACTTATGAATTTACTCGATGAGATAGAGGGCAAGGTCGTTATCTGGGCCCACTTTCAGAGAGATGTCCACAGAATAATAGAACTTATAAGCAAAGAATACGGCCCTGATTCTTTCGTAGATTACTATGGTCTTACACCACAAGAAGATAGACAAAAGAATATACAGAAGTTCCAAGATCCCAGTTCCCCGGTCCGTTTTTTTATAGGCACGACTCAAACTGGTGGTTATGGTATCACTCTCACAGCTGCTAGCACTATGATATATTATTCTAACGGCTATGACCTGGAGAAAAGACAACAATCAGAGGCTAGAATAGATCGTATAGGACAAGAAAGACCTATGACTTACATAGATATAATATGTGAGAAGACGGTTGACACTAGGATAGTAAAAGCATTACGTAAGAAAGTTAATATTGCAACACAGATAATGGGAGAGGAGTTAAAAGAATGGATCTAAGACCTGGTGTAGTTATAAGATTTGGATTGTGGATTAGTCTTGTGCTCTGTCTATTGTGGATGTTAAACTAGGTCTCTTGCTTTACCTATTACAGGTTTGTATTTAGTCTTGCCTTCTGATTTATAAGCGTGCAAGAATTGTTTTCTTGGTTGATCCGTGACATAGCTACAATGTATCCACCCACTGTTGGGCTCACTTGGATCGTAAAACTCTAATATCAATTGATCAAATTCTAAGTTTTCATAAATCCAGTCAGCTAATTCTGCATTGTCTGTGCCCATACATTCGAAATCGGCCGCCTCTGCTTTTGCATGTTGACTATTGACCGAGCTACCTATCTTAACACATAACGCTTCGCTACGAAATCCGCTTGTAACTTTTACTCTACCGAAGTGGTCACGCACCGGTTGAAGAATATTCTCACAAAGTAATTTTAATTTTTCTATCTGCCCTGAGTTTGGATTGTTATTGATATCCAATCTGACAGCAGTGTCTGATTTAATTAATTCTTGGAGTGTAAAGTTACGTGATAAATTCATTACATAAAAATTTTTTCTATAGCGAAGAGTGCAGCAGTTCCCGCAGCTGCTAAGAGAACCCAATAGACTTTGTCTATCTTACCGCCCAACTTCTCGACGTCCTCGTGTACATGTTTTAAGTTTTTCTTGACACCTGATATGTGTCCGTACAAAGATAAAATGTGTTCTCTAGTTGTTTTAGGTTCTATCGCCATAATTAGTTTTGATTAAATAGTATTGCAAGTTTCTGTGCAGTAGTCAAGTTGCTTAAACTATTGGTATTCATGGTATTTGATATAAGTCTACTATCAATACCAGGTAGATTTAATGCATTCGGAGTTACTGGTGTTTCTTGTGCACTAGGTAGTAGTGGGTTTTCAAAGAGAGGGAAGTTTGGTTCAGATAAAGAAACGTTTCTCATTTGATCTGCTATACTTGAAATAACATTTGATGCAGATTCCAAAGGATTTACTTCACCTATTTTTTCTGCATTTTGAGCAAACGCTCTTCTTATTTCTGGAGATATATTTATTGGTCTAAAAATATTATTGTCTATAGTATTCACATCAACGTTTGATAATCTTCCAACTGCAGTTCTAAACTCATCATCACTTATATTTAATATTCTTGCTGCATCGATATCTTTTTTAAAATTTTTTCTTACCTCAAATAAGGATCTATTGGCATTTATATAGGAATCAACAATATCTCTTGGCTCTATTGGTCCTCCACGTAATGCTTCTCTTGTAAATAAAGACCTAGATTCTCTAACACCTCTTTGATAATCTGCTATTTTAAAATTAATAGCTCTATCAGGATTTACATTTACTGCTCTAAACCCAAACAATCCTGCAAACTCATCTCCAAATTCAAAAGTCTGACCATATTTATCAAACTTACCTTTGGTAATTACATCTACAGATTCTATGGATCTATCTAGTCTTTTTAATTGTTCGAAAGAAAAAGGCATTTGTGCTTTTACAAGATGTCCCATAATCTTATATGCTTTGTCTCCTGGTAGATCTTGTGGATTAAACACTTGGAAACCATCTCTTGTTCTACCACCTCTAGCTAACAGATCTGCTACAGCTTCTGTCCAGATAGATTCAGATATAAATGGTTGTGCAAATTCAGACATAGATGCAAACGTACCTGCAATGAAATCATCCATCAAACCATCCTCATCTGTTCTGCCATCAGCAACAGCATTTATAATAGTCTGCACCGGTCTGATTAAAGTATCATATGCATTTGCGTGACTAAAATCTACATATTGGAAAGAGCCATCTTTATTTTTTATAGGTAATAATGTAGAATTTTTTGACCAGTCAGCTACATATCTTCTTAATGCTTCTCTCTCCTCATCTGTAACATCATAGATAGCTTGAAAAGCTTTTTGTGTTGCGTATGGTACAGCTGCAACTGTTGTGCCAAAACCAAATAACCTAGTATACCCAATAGATTCAAACGGTTTTATGGTTGTTCCATCTGCAAGTTCTATAGTTTCATTTATCTCTCTAAGACCACGTCTTACAATGTTGGTCCCTGTTCTAACTATTTCTGCAGGAAACGATACAAAATTACCTATAGGTAATTTTCTTAATGATTTAACAAAGTCAGACACATAATCATAGTTTGGTATATTATTTTTTACAATGTCTGCTGCTTCTTGTTTAAAAAATTGATCATCTACGACTACATCCACACCATTTCTTTTTATTGACATGCCCCTTGTAACACCTTTGTTTGCAAGAGCTTTTTCTATTCTTGTTTTTTCCATGGCCCATGATGCTATCTTCCAGAAATCATCTTCAGCTGTATACAAATCCTGTGATACAGATTTTAATTTTGATAATGGTTTGAGTAACATTCTAAGACCTTTGTCTGACGTCATAGTCTCACCAAAGTTTACGTCCTCAAGCAACCTTGTTAGATCTCCTAGTCTTACGTTAGAGTTTACAACACCTAGTTTCAATAACTCTTCATATAGATCATTCTGTTGTCTTGTACCTTTAAGTGGTGTTTGTAAAGCCTGGTATGCTGTCTTAATGGCTTGACCGTCAGGTATGATACCATTGGCTGTTGCAAACGCACCAGCAGATACAAAGTTTCTAACATGTGTCACTGGTGATAAAATTGTTTTTGCTATCTGTGATAGACCTTTTGGATATAATATAAGACTCTGATATAATTGACCCAACATACCTGCTTTGTCAAAAGATAACGAAGTACCTTCAAGTGCTTTTGCCATTCCTGATGTCGTGTATAATTCATTGAGTGGATTTACTGACCCACCTTTTGCTGCAACACTTAATGTTTTAGCTTGATCAATTCTTATCTGTTGATAGTCATCCCCAAATACAAGTCTTGCTTCATCTGCTGTTTTTGCAAACATAGGTTTCTTACCAGCAGCAATGAGTTCATCATTCTTTTTTAATAAGTCTTGAAAGAATAAGTTTCTTCTTGTAATCATAGATAGTTTAGCTGTGCCACCTAGTATTGTTTGCATAGGGTTTTGTTGTTTACCCAAAAGTTTTTCAAATACTTTTCTATCTGCTTCTTTAATTGCACCTGCAGATACTAACGCTGATCCTCTCGCAGTTACAACTTCATCTAATGTGGTTCTGTTTACAAAAAAACTAGGGACCTCAAATATAGCATCAGAAGGTTTATCCATTCTAATACCTTTTGGTAACCTTGCTGTTTTTAATACTCTGGTTACAGCTTGCTCTGCCTGCAGGTCTGTGAGTTCTTCTCCTGCTTCTTTTGCACTAGATTTAAAAACTTCTTTGGCCTCTTCTATTGCATCAGCGGCTGGTTTATATCTTACCCATGGAAATATACTTTGGTTTTGAAATATGTCATATGTAGATCCAATATAATTTTTAAACTTATTACCAAACAAAGTTTTAAATTCTTGTATCTCATTTTGTCCTAGTGATCTCCCTAATTTAGAAAATAATTCAGACCATCTTCCTCTTATTGTGGAAAGACTGGCAAGTATATCTGTAACAACCTGGTCATCTACTTTCATTTCTTTTAATTTTTCTACTAATGCTTTTTTCTTTGCCTCATCTAATTTACCAAAAGTTGCAACACCTTGATCATCTAGTTCTGCTTTACCAGATAATAGTAAGTCATTTATCTGTGTTAACATCTGTTTTCTTTTTTCTGCATCTGCCTTGTTCATGACAGTTCTTATAGGTGGGAACACCTTATCTATTGCTTGATCTAGTTCTCTAGATATGTTTCTTGCACCTGCTGCATCCGCAGCTCTTTCACCTACAGAGGTTCTTTCTATATCAAAAAATTCTTGAGTCTTACCACTACGTGCCCTGAACCCTGATGCAATCTTATCTATAAATCTATCTAATTTAGAGTTTGCTACATCTAATTGTTTGTTTCTATCTGTAAGTCTCTTAACAACTTTACCTGTACCACCTATGATACCTGTAAATAGCGCACCTTCTACACCAAACTTAACTCTATTTAATAATTCTCTTGTAGGATCATCGTCTGTTGATCTATCAACCTTCGTTGGTCCACCAACTAAATCTCCAAACGTACCTAATTTTTCTACGTCACCAACAAACACCGCCTCTGCAACACCACCACCTAAAGCACCTGCAATAAATTTATTTGTGTTACCACGAGCGTTTAATTCTAATGCTTGATCAACACCTTTTTTAAGATTTGGATTTGTAGTTTTAAAATATTTACCATTACGACCTGCACGCATGGCATCCTCTGCCATCTTTGCACCTATCTTCATACCTCTTACAGCAGGTATACCTATATTAACTAATGCTTCTGTAATTCTACCAGCGGCTGTCGCCTCTGCTTTCTCATCAAATTCTGTCAGGTCATCAAAAAATGCTTCGACTCTTGCTGCCCTGTTTTGATCTACACCAAGATCTAATAGTGTGCCACCCAGAGAAAAGAAACCTTTAGGTATTGCTATAAGACCAGACGCAACACCTGATAATACAGACTCAATTGTTCCAATTTTATTTCCGTCCGAAGAATCAGATAGTCTGGTATCTATGAGAGTAACCATTTTCTACTCCTAAAATACAAATTTATCTACTGCGCCAGTCTCATTTATATGAACTATTCGACCACCAACTACGTAATTACCTTCAGGTAATGGAGGTTGGTTATTTTCAATTCTTTTTTTCTGTATCTCCTCTATAAAGCTAGCTTCGGTTAAAGTAGGATTGTCATTCATAAATTTATCTACATCGGCAGTATCTAATATACCATCCACTTTTATTCCTTTTCTATCAGCTTCAGCAAATAAATTCTGACCTTTTAAAGATCTACCATCTTTTGAATACATAGCTGCAACATCTGACAGATCACCACCCTCTAATTTTCTATCAGCAAGAGCTATCTGTTTGTCTATGTACTCAGCACGTTTAGCAGCTTGTGGGTCTGATGCCTTAATATCTTTTTCAATTTCACCTTTAAGTATTGCAGCATCAATTTGTTTTTTAAGATCAACACTCTTGTCAAGATTTTTAGATAATGCATTAATAACACCACTTACAAGATCTCCTGATTTAAGTTGGTCTTTTATATTACCACCTTCTCTGATCTGATTACTTGCATCAATAAGAGTATTATATGCAGCCTGTTTATTCATTTTATCAATCCCCATAAGCTTGTAATATCTCTCTCTGTTTGCTTCTATTCTATCTTTTGTAATTTTATCCAGTTCTTCTTTTGATTTTTTTCCAGGCTCTAGGAACATATCTGGATTACCACCGCCTGGAGGACCTCCTTCTGTTTCTATCTTATCTGGTGCATCTTTTTTAAACCCTTCTTTTATTTTTCCATATGCATATGGTCCAACCGTAGATCCAGTTAACAATAGTCCAGATGGAGTTGTAGTTCCATACTTAACGGCACTTTTAGCTAATCCTGCACCTTTTCTAATGCCTTTACCAAACATAGAAGTACCTGTAGCTATTGAACTATATAATGGGTCATTTTTAATAAATGGATTAACTTGAAATTTTTCTACAGGTTTTAGTCCTAGAAGTTTTCCACCTTTAGATTGTCTTGCAACAAATTTACCAATTGGTCTTAATGCAAATCTACCAGCTGCAGCCAGTGCAGGCATTATAAACGGAGCAACTGCAAAATGGTGTGATCTACCATCTGTAGTAGGGTATCTTTTATCACCAACTAATCCAGTTCCAGTATTATCTTTCATACCAGACATGATACCCCCTTTGATAGGGCCACCATTCTTAAACATAGGTCTATTTAATGGTCTCATCTTAACTTCCGTATAGTTTGCCAAAGATACCAGCTAGTCCAACAGCGTTACTGATAGCACCTGTTAATGGATCAGCTCCTGATGCTCCCATTGGTGTTGCAGTAGATCCAAATCCTGCAAGTCTACCAAGACCTGCACCGTATTGATCCAGTCTTTGCATTGGTTCGAATGCTGCAGTTTGTGCTGCCTGTCTATCAGCAGCTAATTGTGATTGTGATAGACCTTGTCTGAATGCTCCTAGATTACCAAGTGCAGATATATCCTGACCAGTTGATCCTCTTTGGAAATTAGATAAGCCCATCTGTTGAGCTGCTAGGTTACCTTGTTGTTGAAATGCGTTCTGTGCTAATTGATTAGCTTGTGTAAATCCTTGTTGTTGTAATTGTGCTAATAGTGATGCCCTATTTCTTAAATTACCTGCATCAAATTCTGCCATCTGTACACCTTCTCTACCACCACCAAAAGCTCCTGCTGTCGCTGCCTGGTCCCTGATCCCTTGTCTGCCTATCGCGGCTTGTCGGTCAAAGTCTTGTAGAGTTGTGTCGATAACCTGTTGTTGAAAAGGTGACATGAATTGTTGGAACGCTTGTGGTCCAGACAGTCCTGCCTGTTGTCCTACAGCTGTTTGTGCTGCGGTTAAGAAAGGTTTAAAAGATCCTACACCTTGTGTTGCAAGACCTATAGCTTGTGTTTGTAGAGGATCCTCACCAGCAACAAATTGTCTGCCGGTAAATGTTCCTGTGTTTATTGGTACGGATGTTGATGCCGTTAACTGTTTGGCAAAATCTTTGGCCGTATCTTGTAAATAATCTGGTAATGCCATTATGCTAATCTACCCTCCAACATTTGTGCTTGATCGAACATTGCTTGCGCAGGATTTTCCATGCCCTGTGATTCTTCTGATATAGTACCACCTGATTCTAGATTGTCCATCATGTTCTGCATGACCTCAGCGCCTTTATCAATATCGCCACCGCCTGCATTCCTCACAGCATCTGCTGTGAATACAAATTCATTTTTAGATAGTCTTGCAGGTACGTCGTCAGCTCTCTCTTCAGCCCCTAGTTCTACAAAGCCACCTGTTCTATAATCTTTTTCCATACCACCAAGATCCATGATACCGCCTTCAGCTTTTTTATTTAATGAAGATAGATAATTAGTTATTTGATCTGCTGTAGCCCCTGTCATAGATTCTATAGTAGACATATCCATACCTTTGTCTTTCATATCAGATATCATAGCCATTTGTTCTTTTGATAAAACAGATTCTCCTTCACTATATCCACCTCTTGGTATGTCAGCTAGTCCACCCTCAGCAGCGTAAAAGTTATCCACAAATTTTGGTTTAGGTAAGAATCTTAAACTTGGGTCTTGATTCCTAGCCATGTTAACTATGCTCGAGATACTATCGGGTGTCTGTGTAAATGGTGTTTCTGGTTCTTCTTCCTCTTCACCACCACCCATCAAGAATGGTGCAGCTAAAGCTGTAGCACCTAGTCCCGAAAGTGCAGCTCTTCCTAAACTAAACTTTCCATCTTTATCAAAAGCAAGACCTGCTAATAATCCTCTTTTACCTAAAGGATTTGATGCAGCAGGTAAAAATAAATTTTTTAAATTAGCGAATCTAGCTAAACCTTGGCCACCTGAAAATATACCTGAACCACCTAAGAACTTAGCACCACCAAGTCCATATGCACCTGCTGCAAGTAATCCTAGTTTACCTATAGGGCTTTTAACAATTTTCTTAACAGCACGTTTGGCTTTTTTTACAATCTTACCTAGAAAAAACTTCTGTCTAGGCTCTTCTAGTGTCATAAGACCACCGCCAGCTCGTAATTGTCTTTCCATATTCATTCTAGATATTGCCATAATTTAGTCTAAATCCTCGTTGTATAGTGTTTTTAAGCTATAATCAATCATATATATCGACCAGGTTTGCTAGTCCACCCATCATAAAATCCATTCTTCTGTTTGTGCCGTCGATAAAACCACCGTCTTTCTCTCCGCCACCTGGATCAAATGGATCATTATAAGAACCGTCCGATTGTTGGCCAGATTCACCAGTAGCATAAGAGCCACCTTGACCACCTGTTTCTTCTCTGTAAGCTCTGTCTACTCTATTTATATTACTTCTTTCTTGATCTCTTTGTGCTTGTGTTAAATTTCTATTTGCAAGTAAATTAGCTCTTCCTTGTTCAGCAATTTGTCTGTCTAAAGCAGCTTGTCTATCAGCATCTCTTTGTTTAGTTTGTTGGCCATAAAAATTATATTTAGCTCTCATCATTTTTGTCATTTGATTTGCTATGGCTGCATTTGGACCTACAAACATTCCTGTTTCTTCATCAAATTCAGCGCCATATTTATCAGCTAATCTTCCTGATAAAGATTCACCAAGGCTTGCATATTCTTTACCAACCCTTTCTGCATAATTACCAAAACCAGATCTAGTGTTTAATCCAAATATATCTTTACTTAAACCGCTTGTATTTTCACCAAATACTGTTGGACCAGTGTAGCCCATGTTTCTTGCTATGAATGCTTGATCACCTCTAGGTAATTCTCCATATCTATCTGGTAAAAGATTAGATAGTATTCCAAAATTTACTTTTGGCTCGTAACCTCCAGCTATAATATCATCTGCTGATTGCGGTGTTAAAAAATCCTGTACCTTACCAGCAAAAGTTTGTTCTTGAGGAATACCTATATTTTCAGCTAAGATTGAACTTGCTTCGGTCGCTGGCAAATCTTTCATGGTTTTAAAACCAAAAAATCTATCGGGTGGGTTATTAAGTCTATCCTGTCTATTTGTTGTGGTATCAAAAAAATTTTGTTGTAGATCTCCTGTGGTTCCACTAAAAGGAATACCACCACCTCCTCCACCCATATTTGATGTAGGTAAAAGGGTAGTAATACCACCTTCTTCATCTTCTGGTTTTTTTAATGGAATATTAAAAGCACCACCCCTAAATCTTTCTTGAGGTATAAAACTAAAACCCTGATTAAAAATATTTTGATCAGCTTGATTATAAAATGATGGTGCTGAAAGTATTGACATTAATCTTCATCCTTTTTTGATGCTGCTCCTAGTGCCGGCATCTTTGCTACTTTAATTTTTACAGATCTTGTAACATCTTCTCTTACAGTATCTGTATCTGGATTTGCTATGTCATCCTCAGCCTCTTTGTCAGAGTTATATTCATAGTTTGTCTTTGTATTTCTTAATATTATCTCGGCCTCACATTGTACGACAGGTACTTTTTTGCCGTCAACCTCGATATATTCTACTGATCCTTCTTCTTTAAAAGCCATATCTATTCCCTATTTATTTGTAACACAGAAAGCACAATATGTAACCTGTTTCCTGTGGCTGCAGTCGCTTTTATTATCTCACTTTCTTGAAGAACTATGGGCTGCGATAGTAATTCTAGTGTTTCATTGGCAGATACAGCTTTGGTTTTAAACAAATTAAATACATTCGAAGATGCATCTGTCAAGGTCAAAGTTATAGTATCAGCGTTTCCCGAGTCCTCAGATACTATTATTGATTTTATTATACCAGTTGTTGATGCGGGCACTGTATATACCACAGTTTCCCCGTTGGTTGTTAGATCTTTTTTTGCGTTTGTAAATACGTTAGCCACCTATAAACCAGGACACCCGTTCCTGCTCCTGTTTTACCTCATCCAAAAATGTAGAATTTAATTGATCTTTCATTAATGTCAGAGCTCTGTTAATTTGTTTTTGGTTTGATACATCATACTCTTCTTTTGGTTCTGGTAATCTAATATTAATCTTTGTCATTATCTTCTACCATCTGGTTGTAGATCTAATCTAAGAGTGCCATATCTCCATGACTCACTAGCTGTATCGTTTTCTATTTTTATATTTAAAAACCTACCTCTAGCTCTAGTATCTTTTTTGAGAGTAGAAGATGTTATTGTAAATGGACTTAACGCTGTTGTAACCTGTGTATCTTGTGGGTACCTCTTAACACCAAGTGTTACTTTTGCGTTACCCTGTAATGATTTAAAGTCAGGTACAAATCTACGTAAAGCTAGAAAAGCTTCTCCAGCTAATTTTTCTCTCTGTCCTCTTTGTCTAGATTCTAAATCTATATCAAATGATTTTATGAAAGATGTTACAGCGGTTGTAGTACCATTAGGATTAACCTGATCAGTACCTACCTCATGTTCAAATAATGTTGTCTGACCCAGACCACTCTCTCCTACTATTGCAGGAAAAGTTCCTGTAGCTGTAGAGTCATATTTTGTTGCAAAAGGTTTTGGATATATGGTTGCATCTACCCATGATGTTCTAGCTTCTGTTCCTGTATACCATACGCCACCAGGTATTTTTATTAGGGCAGTCTCACCAAAATTAAGCACAACATACTTATCATTGTATTCTGAATTAGCTGATGGGTAGTACCATATTACTTCTGTAAATAAATTATTTAAACCTGCAGTAATCTGTTGTCCTTTTGTTGTGTCAATATTTTCAAATACATGGTCTTCTACCGTACATGGTAGAGATTTTACTGTACCATCAAACGCAAAGAAACCTTTAGGTGACATCCAGTATGCGATACCATCTATCTCAACGGCTGCGTTTTTACCTATCAATCCACAGTTTGTACCTACCTGTTCGAATCCAAATGTAAATGGTGCACCAACAAACTTCATTGTATACAATGCATTGTCTGTCCATATAAGAATAGTTTCTTTTGCTTTTAATGCACCCATAATCTTTGTGCCATCCTGCAATCTTTGTGTCCCTGCAGTATTAACAGCTGTTGGTGCATAAGTATTAATACCCTCTTGATCAGAGAATCTTATAAACATATCATCTTGTGTAGTAGTTGTACCGATAGTTGTTTCTGTTGCAAGATGAATTAAGTGTCTTGTTGTTGGTGATACGAGTGTAATTCTACTAGCTGTTGGATTGTTTGTTGTTTGAAAATTACTTGTTGTTGTGGATGCTCTATTTGTTAATGGTGTTGCCGCCCCACCGTTCCATGTAAATGTTTTTCCATTTGCAATTGTTGCGATCAATACCTCACCAAAATTATCTAATGACCATAAACCTGGTTCTAGTGATACATCTGATGCAGCTGCAGCCTCACCCCAGTTTCCGTTTCCATAACTAGCAACACCCCAACCATAACCATATGTTTGTGCTCTAGGCCCTACTGGCTCGTAAGGTTTTAAACTTAGACTACCACCTGTCGATACAGTTCCTGATGCATTACTGACTTGATTGATTGTAAACGTACCTGTTGTTGGAACAGATATGACTTGAAAATTTTTATCTTCGAAATCAGCATTGTTAAAACCTGTACCACCTGGAAGTGTTACAGAATCTAATTGCACTATATCTCCTACAGCTAATCCATGTGCAGCTTTTGTAATAGTACATGTAGGTGAACCGTTAGTTGTAGCAATAGTTGCAGAGGTTAAAGTTGCTTTAAGAGGCGTAACATCATGAAGTTGTCCCTCAAAATATATAAGTAAAAATTTATCTGTGCCTATCGCAACATATCTATTACCAGATAGATCCGTAAAAGCATGCATTGCTCTTGCTACGCCAACCATCGTGCTTGTTACAAGTGATGACCACCCACCAACTTTTTCTGGTAAGCCGTATCTGAATCTTACATTATCAGAATCAATCCAACGATTTTCTGCTCCAGCATCAGAGGATTGCTTATCAATTCCTGGTAAGAATGCATATTCAACTAACATTCGTTAGTCCTATATATTATCTTTATAGATCCAGCCTCTTGCCGTATTTACAAATACCAAAGTAAATGCTGAACCATTTGTATTAACAACCAAATTAGAAGCTGATCCTAATATATTGGAGCCGTTTCTAGCTATAGTAAGATTGTTTGATGCAAAGAAGTTTCCGCTATCTATAAAGTGTACCTCATTACCTATAGAAGGTGATGCAGGCAGTGTAATTGTTACAGAACTATTAAGGCCGCTAGATGATGTGTTTACTAATAATTGATCACCATCAACAGCTGTATAAGCTCCTGGTACAGTGTAATAACCTTTGTTGATAAGACCTTTGTTTATATTTGTGCCATCTGAATATACTAAAGATTTAGAACCTATGGGTAAAGCTATCCCGGTCCCTGATGCAGTTTTAATTGTTAACGTATAATTACTAGATGATCTAGCTGTTGCATCTTCTATAATGATAACTCTTTCGATAGAGTCAGGAAGAGTAACCGTTCTGTTAGCTGCAAGGGTTCCTGTTAGTTTAAAATATAAATTTTTACCGTTTGATACCGCACCATTACTTACAGCGAGAGCAACATCACTTGATGCAACATCGATTGATATATATCCTGATGCTGCCTGCTCTAATTGTTGTAGATTGGTATTAGTTATTGTACCCCATGTACCGGCTTTTTCTCCGGTTGCCATTAATTCTAATTTTAAATTACTCGAAAAACTCGATGCCATAATTCTCCTATGGGTTAAGTGGATCTATTGGGACCCACACCCCTGTTGCGTTTGGATCTATATCGCTCCAAGATACCACATTAACGGTACCATTTGCAAGGTTAAATCTGTTGCCTGTTGGTGTAGCTTTAAACCCAATAGTAGTACCATTACCTATCGTAATGTTGACCCTTTTACCGCTGACTAATACAACCACATTCTGGATACCTACTCCAGCAAAGGTTGTCGATGCAAAAGGTGTTGCTCCAAATAACATTATGGTATCTCCGTCCAGGTTTGTGCTGCGTTTACAGGAACCGCTTCCCACATTCTAAGTGTTATATCAGAATTATCTACATTAAGTCTATTGCCAGATGGTAGAGCTTTAGCTTTAGCAACTATGGTCACATCACCAGTAGTTATATTTACCCTCTTACCTGTTACAATTGCTGTCGCATTTGCTTTGGCAGTAGCGTTACCTAGGGCTACCTCAAATCCATTACCTGTAACGGTTAGATTACATTTACCTATTATTGTTACATTGCCTGTAGCAAAATTTACCCTGCTTCCTGTTATAGGCGGCACGGCACCGGCTTTTGTGGTAGCTGTTCCTGTATCAATTTCAAAACCGTTACCAAAGACAGGAGCACTATTTGGTATTGATGCTTGAGCCCCGGTTATTGATAAATTTAATCTTTGACCAGTAAGAATCTCTTTTGCTTTTGCTACGATGGTTACATCGCTAGTGCCAATATTTACTCTTTTGCCTGTTACCGAAAGATTTGCATCTCCAGATATTACAGAGTTTCCAATTGCAAGATTTAATCTATTACCTTGAAGACTTACAAATGCATTAGGATTAAATCCTACATCTGAGAAGGCTGCTGCCGAAAAGGGAGTAGCACCGAAGTACATGCGAGGTTACCTCGCAGTACAAGGAATGTTATTAGATCCTACTTGAGATTGACCCCATGCAAAAATAATATATTTTTGACCAGCACTACCAGAATTTATTGGCCCAGAATTAGTTACTCTTAACTTTAATCCATTACTGACTAAATCTACTCTTCCAGTATTTGTATCTTCTGCTGTTGTTAGGTTTTGATTTAAATGATAATTTGCAGGATTATAACCAGCTCTATCTAAATCATACATTTCAATTTCATCATCAGTATCTCTATTACCAATAAGAATAAATTGAGGTCTAAAATCTAATTGAAGAAAAGGCCCATCTGAATAACCACTTGAACGATATTCTCTAAATGCACTAAAACCTGGTACTTCACACCATACATAAGCTACATAGGTATCACCATTATTATTAACTCCTGTATCATTTCCTAAACTAAATACAGAACTTGTTGGTGCTGTGTCATTCCAATAAGCTGTACTTGCACCTTGACTTCTACTTGATGCTCTTATTTTCCAATGATAATTCCAAGCATTATTTCCACTATTAAATTGATGATGTCCAACAACCCAATCATCTACCCTACTTAATGCTTTAACCCAAATACAAGCTGGTGTTCCTCCAAGTCCATGAGCAATAGTTGCTCCACTTGTACCATTTCCAGTGTATTTATAAATTCCAAACTTAGATGTTGTGTTAATTGAATAAGAACTTGGTGTTATTGTTCCACCAGATAATCCAGATGTCGTTCCAGCTTTCCAATTATATGATACGAAATTCCTTGAACCTCCATTTACATCTGTCTCTGTTCCAGCAGTAAAACCATCACTATCAAATGCAGTTACTCCTGGCACTGTATCTTCAACAACATTTGAATTAGTTACTATTCTTTTTTGAACACCTCTTACACTATCGTACATATTATGTTTTCTAGTGTCTGTTCTGCTCTTTACCCATACAAGGTCTGGTTGATGACCTATACCAGTTATTGATTGTGATGAGCCAGTACCACTATGTAAGTGTGTATTGAAAAAACTTGAAAATTTATCTACTGTTGTATATGGCATATTATAAATTTAATCCTTTTGTTGATAACGCGGTATAGCCGCTAGGGACATCATACTCAAAAATTCCATTATTACTAGCATTAGTTCCTGCACTAGATACTGCCGTTGTTGAAAAATAACCATTACCAAAGTTAGCATGAATCTGGTCTTGTTGAACTGATGCTGCAAACGCATATCTTGCATTTGTTGCTGTCATAGAAAAACCGGTACCAGCGCTTGTTGGGTCAGCACTATTTTGCCAAGTGCCATTTTTTCCAAAGAAAACCCTATTGTTGTCACAATCTAAAGCTACTTGGACAATATCTCCACTTCCATAAGTGGCACCATAACTTGTGCTTGAACCCCTGTAATATAAATCTCCATTAGCATTATAATATCCATAACCTTGTTCAGATATATATGTTGTAGATGCAAAGTTTCTGTCATTAATACCATAAAAAGTTCTGGTCATATCAGCAACACCTACCATCATCCAATTACCATTACATTTAAATTCTGCATAATATTTTCCAGATGCTGCACTTAAAGTTGAAAATGTAGTTTTCCATTGATTTTGTGATTCTTCAAATTTTGTATTACCATTAGAAAAAGAAAATGATGAACCACCAGGATTATATAATGGATTAAATGTGGCAAAAACATTGCTTGGACAATCTTCTGATTTTGTAAGTGTACCTGCAGTTACTGCAAAATTTCCACTAGAATTACCTGCTTGATTATTAACAGAATTATCATCTTTAAATAAAAAGAAACCATTAGTTCCATAAGATACATTAGGAGAAGTATTTATTTTCCATTCTCCAGTTGTGCTATCTGTTGAACCAAATACTGTTGGTGCATAAGCTGTTCCCTCTGTTGCATGACAATGAGAAATAATACCATTAAAACCTTGACCAGAACCTCTACCAAAAGCATGAACTTTGTTTTGTGCAAAGATTTTACCTTGATGGTCTTGTGATGGATTTGTACTTGTACTAAAAGATGTTTCTCTTACACCATTTATATATATTTTAATTCTATCATCTGCTGTGCTTTGTGTAGTATCAAATGCTACAACTAAATGATACCAAGCATTACAGTCTCTAAATCTTCTATTGGTAATTTTTCTAAAAGTAGCACCACTTTGATAACCATTAACATCTAAATTATCATTACTATTAAAGTCAATTATATTATAATTATTACTTCTTGCTCCATTACTGTCTGAGCCAAATAATTCTTGATTAGAGCCACCACTAATTATTTCATTTTTTTTAAACCAACATGAAAAAGTCCATGTTCTTCTTCCTGCAGCACTTTCTGCTCCTGATTGAGTTCTTGATACAATTGTTGTAGCCATTAGTTAAACTGTGCTCCTCCTGACGCTCCATGAGATATCGTTATTGTAAACTGTCTATCAGCTGTCTGACCTTCTGCATCCGTTGCTCGTATAGTAAATGTATACGTTGTTGTTTGCGTAGACCCCGATTCAGTACCAGATATCACACCAGAGTTATTAATAGTTACGCCACCTGGAAAACTTCCAGATACTTTTGCAAAACTTGTAGCATTTGTTGCAGCGACTGTAAAGTTTACACTTCCTGCAGCGGCCACTGTTCCTAAACTTCCTGCAGATGTCGTCCACGCAGGTGCATCAGATATAGTAAGTAAAGCTGTTCCTGATCTACATGCGATACCATC